CCTAAGTCTCCTGTGTTTATTGATGAGCCTCCGCATCCTGCTGATTTTGAGGCTATTGTATTAATTACTGCCATTTTATTAAATTTTTATTTATTAATGAATCTTGTTGTATTTTGCTACCTTTAAAAGAGTCACCTATTTTGTAGAGTTCTCCGCTAAATGTAAATTGACTAATAGCTACCGCTACCTTCTTTTTTTTCTTAACTGCCATAATCTATTGCTTTTAAACATTTTAAATTAGAATTAAACCTTACGTTAATCGTAAGAGCTATTGCATCCCATAAATCAATAGTACCGTTCTTTTCGCTTTCTGCTGAATAATTAGGAAGCTTCATAATTTCCCATTCATCACCAATTCTACTTGTAATAGTTGATGCGCTAAGACCGTGAATTAGATTTTTAGTCAATGGTTGTAAAACAATATCAAAAGATTTTTTATATCTTTCATTGTTAAACAAATCCGTTCTAGTTTCTCTAGTTGCTATTATAAAAGAACATTCCTTAACTACGTCTTGTCCTAAAGACCCTTCGTATTTATCTGAAGACGGTAATAACCATATTAACGGATAAGAGCCATCTTTCATTAATTGCACATATCTATTTAACTCATCCTCGTCTCCCCAGTGAAATTTAGGTTTAGTATTTAAACTTGAGTTTATCTGAATAGAAGGAATAGTATCTACAATCTTTTGTATAGTATGTTCAACTACAATCATATACCAAATGAATTTTGTTCTGCGTAAAATTTAAAAGTAAAATCTGGAAAAGACGTTGCATCTAACTCATTGGAATCTGTTAAAAATTGATGTAATGAAACCGTTGCTTTTTCTGAGCCGTACCAATCAATACCTTCGCTACCAAATTTATTTACATAAATTCTTGGGTTACTAGATAAGTCAGATTGATATTGTCCTAAAAACTTATTATACGCTTTAATATACTTTGGTGTAGCATCGTAATTAGTAGCGTTTTTAGAGTCGTTTCGAACTACGCCTGTAGTTGCAAATGTTTCATTGTAATTTCTAAGATATTCAGTATATACGTAACAAGCTACAAGACTTTGTTTGTTAGCACCCTTTAATCCCTCCCAACGTTTTGTAACGTTAGAGGGATTTACATAGGTTTTACCGTCTACTAAATCTATCCATTTTTGGTTAGAATTAGGTAGGTCTATTAGTGCTTCTTGTAACTCGGTATATAAAACAATACCTAATGCGTTGATTAATAATTCTCGTTCATATTCTACAATATAGAAATCCAAATCAGTTTGATTAGTTAAACCAACCTCACCAACATTTATATCAGTATTGTTTGGGATATATAAATCCCCTTTCTCAAAATACGATGAATTAATCAAATGCGCCATTACTTATCAGTTTTTACTTTTTTCTTTTTTTGGTTATCAAGCTTACCTGCTTTCTCTAAAGAGTCTTTGACTCCCTGTGAAACTCTCACAGTTCTACCGTTGAATTTTATTTCAACGGTAGTGTCTTTAAAGTGACCCATTATGCTTTTGCTATCGCTGCTTTGTCTACTGCAAAATCACCTTTTACAAATGCTGGATAGTGATTAGATTTTACTCTTTGAACTAATCTAGCTTCTGCTAAGATAGTTACAAAATTCTTAGTGAAATCATCATTCTCATAACCTACATCGAAAGTTAAACCTTCTCTGAATCTTACACCTGCTTTACTAAAGTCTCCTACTAAATAGTCTCCTTCAGTAACTCCTGTATTTGCAATAACTTGAATACCTTTTATTACAGTATTCGCACTAGTTGAAAAAGGAGGCAATACGTAATGTCCGTCAATTGATTTATCTAAATCCATAGCGGTAACATCAGAAGGATGCATAACGATATAGTTAGCTTGGAAAAGAGAAACAGAAATTTGGTTAATAGCAACTCTTAATACATCAGCATTAATAGGTGAAATAACTTCATTAACAGAACCCGTAGCAAAAGAACCTGGTGCAAAAGCAGTAGCGTTAGCTAAGATACCTGTCAAGTTTTGACCCGTTCCGTCTCCAGATAATAATTGAGCATCAATAGTTAAATTGATTCTTTCAGCTAATTCTTGATTGATTTCAGACTCCATTAAAGGAATATCATCTAACATTTCTTTAGATACCTTGATATAAGCGGTAACTTTACGAACTGCAGCACTTGCAAGTACTAATTCAAAATCAATTTGAGCTTTAGCTGCACCCTCTGCAGTCATTCCTGGTGCACCTTCAGCGTTAGCTTGTTGAACCCATTCCCATAAGTTAGAAGTAATTGAACCAACGTTCACTAAGTCTAAAATAAAAGGATTTCTTCTTACAATACGTGTAATCCCCGACTCACGTTCAGCTTGTGGTAATTGACCCGTAGTGCTTCCACCTATTGTCATATTTCCAACTGCCTTCATGGTCATACGAATATTCGTCTTAGAATCTCCGTTTTTCATCGCAACTAACTTTTCTTCATTTACTTTAAGTAAACCAATTACTTGGTCTTTAAAAGAAACTTTCTTGTTTTCGTTTGCGTTGTTTAATTTAGAAGTTAATCCTTCAATAACTGCTCCTTGACTTTTTTGTGCGTCAATTAAAGCTACGTTAGAATCTTCTAAATTTTTTACTGTTTTCTTTAACTCAGCCGAGTTGTTAGAAATTGCTTTTAAAACTTCTGGGTTTACTTCTCTAAAAGCATCCTTTAGTTTCGTGTCAATACTAGCACCGATAGAAGACTCTATCTTTGAAATTAGTGCGTCAAATTCCTCTTTGTTCATTTTACTTAGTTTAAATTAAAATTATTTTTATTAATCGCATCAATTATACTGAAAGTGCTATCTGCGGCTTTCTCTTGAGTGTCTGTGTCATTGATTAAATCAATTAAAGACGGCTCATTCTTAATGTTTGTTGTTGGAGTAATTGGGTTGCTTCCCATTGGTACCGCTGAACCTTCAATTACTTTTGCCTCAGTAACTACCCAGAAATAACCTAATTGCTCGGCATCTTCTTTGTTTATTACTTGAGAAATGTATTTGTCATAAAAGTTTTTTTCTTTTTCGTAGTCCTCATCGTTTACGGCAAGTTCCATTTTTACGTATCTCATTCCTACTGAATGATTGTTTACAAAACCTTGCTTATATTGGTTGAACATATATTTGTTACGAGACTCTTTTACCGTAGATTCAAAAACTAAAGCTTGAGTTGTTCCAATAGCATTATACCCTAACTCTTTCCAAGTCATTGTTTCAGCACTAGCTTTTAAATCATCTCCACTAGCGATAATCTTATCAAAAGAACTTGATTGATGCTCTTGTATATGCATTATCCTATTATTCTCCTTTAAAGACTTGTTCCAAATACCTGGTATATGAACGTCTCCGTGTGAATCTAAAAAGTTGGTAGTATTTATAACCGCCTTAACTTTTATTTCACTAATAGGCTCCGAAGAAACACTTTCTGATTTATTTGCTGACTTTGTACCTTGAATATGAACAGAACTTCCGCCAATACCGTCAGCTAATTTAATCACACTTTTTTTCTGAGAAATAAGTGTTTCTTTATTTAGTATTAAGAAATCAAACAACTCTTTTTTTGTTTGGTAATTTGGAATATCTAGTTTCATTTTTTTACTTGTTAATTACCTTATTATCATTAAGTGTTTTTTTCTTTAGAGCAATAATTTTTAATAACTCCTCTTTAGTCGGCTTGTTCTTCTCCATCTTCTTGGGTTTGATTGTTTTCTATATTTGAGTTTTGAGATGCTGATATTACTTGAATCTCTTCTAATTGTAAATCTTTATCAAATCCACACATTTCAAGAGCAACCTCTTTAGGAACACCTGTTATAAGCAAGTCATTTAATGCTTTAGCTTTTTTACTTATTCCCTCATACCTTTCAATAAGTATAAATTGCATTATAGGTAAATGCTCGTAGCTACCTACTAATTTATAATCACTATCGTCAATCAACTGATTAAGAACGTCTGCAAAAGCATTTGTACTAGCCTGCATCTCGTTTTGAATATACGAAACCATAGACTCCTTGAAGTTATTGTAGGTTGTTTTTTTAGCCTCTAAAGAAATAATATCTTTAGGGATATGTAAAGCGGTATATATTAAGTTACCATCTACTTTTACTGACTCATCAAGACCTAAGTC